CCGCCGACAATTCTTCGTCTGTCGCTTCGCCATCGAGCCAGCGTCTGCGCGTTTCAATAGCGATGCGCGGTCGATGGTCGTCCGGCGCAAAGGCGTACCAGTTTGGCAAGGACTCTTCTGCGAAGTGGCAAGCAGCAAGCCAAAGCTCCCTGTCGGTCAACACTCCAGGCTTGAAGAGGACCCACAGCGACCAGTCCGGACGAGCCGTCGCCACAACTTCGCGCAGCATTTCGCAGTTGCGACTTGCCCAGGTGAAGCCTTCGTAACAAGCATTGTTCTCTTTGAGCCAGTCGGTTGCGATTTTGTTCAGTTTCATTGTTGTGTTCTCCTTACTACATAAGATATAGACACTAACAGCTAAAGTCAAGCGTTATTTTCTAGTCCTTGTGTTCCAGCGAGAAACAACCACGTCTAGCTCTCCAGGAACAAGCTCGACGTAACAAGGTTTTCCGTCCAGTTGCGTGCCTTTGCAACTAATTCCGTATATGTCCGCGATGTGTCCAAATCCCAAATACTTTTGTTTTTTCAGAAGCTCTAACTTAGGCTTACCACCGCAGAACGGGCAAGGCTTTAATTCGCGTTCTTCGTTGGTAGCCACAGGTTAACCTTTCGTTTCTTCAATTTTGACTTGTGCAAGCAAAGCGACACGCCTCACTGCATAGTTGTAGCCATACAAGAACGCAAGAAGTTCTTCATTTGTTGGTTAAACACCAAACCGTTCCCATTTTCAGTTAGCAAAATCTCAACCCTAGCAGCGCCTATGTTCAAAGGTTCTTCCATAGCCGACGGAAAGCCTTCTTTCTTAAAGCCGACTACAGTTTCTTTGTAGTGGGATTCGCGGTCGGTCATCTGGAAGGCAACAGTTTCAAGAAGTCTTCACGATACGCTTCTTTGATGGTTTTGGCCAAACTTGGAAATTCATGAGTCATGACTGGATGTCCTAGACGTTTTTCAACATCTTCATGAAACTTTCCAAAATCGCACATAAGAATGTCTGCGAACCCTGTTAGCACAATCGCTTGTTCTTCTGTCAACTTTTCCATCTTTCACACTCCTTCTTTATCTGCAATATGCCACTGCATTGAACCGTCTTCAAGTTCTCGACAATGGCAAACGATACCATCAAGCGTCAACGCTTCGGAATACTCGTTGCCGTCTTCGTCGAACTTGTTTTCTATTACAACGTTACGAGAGATGGTTTTTCCGGTGCAATCGTTGTAGATCCAGATTTTGGCTTTAGTTCTTCTCATTACCATCTCCACATTCCACAAGATAGCCCTGAATACAGAGTTCTCAAGTAACCCGGATAGTGTGGGCTATACTTGCTAATAATTGCAGGAACGCTAGAAAAGGGATGAAACATAAAGCACACTCCTTGGTTAGTAGCCACAGATTAGGAACGAAAGACACCAGCCTAGGTACTTTATCCTAAGCCGGTAGAAGTTAGGTTAAAGCGTCCAAAGGAATTACATTTTTGTAGCTAAAGCCATGAGTATCGCAATAATGCAAAACACCGTTTAAATTAGCCACTGCCACAACATTAAGCACACAAGGAACATTTTCCAAGGTCCAACCGATACACGTCTTCCCAATCAACGCTTCGCCGGTCGCGAACACCAAGGTCTTGGCGTCGGGGATGTACTCGAAGCTATCCTCTTTATGGTCAAAGCCGCGCACTCCGGCCCAGGTTCCGCTATTAGAACGCATATCAGTGCTCGCAATCGCGGTCATAACCAGATCGAAACAACCTGTTCGGTGGAACGGATAGGTGGCCTGAAGTTCATTGATCTTCGCTTGGATCGCGTCCAGTTCCTTGTTTTCCATCTCTATCTCCTTGCGGTAGGTTGTTAGGCTCGACTAAGCCTAGACACTAAACTACAAGCTATGCGCTTAGATGTCAAGCACTTTCTTCTGTAGCCACAGATTGTTGCTAAAGGGAGTCACAGAAGCCGGTCTAAGACTTATCCACACCCGCTATCCACAAGCCAGCTAAAACCTTCGGCAACTTCATACTCGCAGGAAATCCTTTATAGTATGGAGGAAAGTTTATAGTATGAAGTTTCGGAAATTGGGGAGTTTCCTTCGACATGACAAGAAGTGTCTTATCTGCAAATTTTCCTGAAAAAGTATAACGATTTTCTTGAGATATAAAGTTGCCACAGAAGTATGGAGTTGTGGAGGATGGAAACTGCAAAATTAGCGCAGAAACGAAGAAAAGCTCTTTCCGGAACTTTATACTCGTCGGAAAGTCGTTATAGTATGAAACTTTCTTTATAGTATAACGATGTGGATAACTTGTTGATAGATGTGGATAAGTTGTGGATAAGTGCATATTTTTAGGGGGTCGGCTTTATACTCTCAGCGTAAGTATAAAGTATAATGAGTATAAGGGGGGTGACCTGAAAAAACCCCCGAGGGGTCATTATACTCCAAACTCCATACTTTGGCAAAAAGAAGACCTTTTAGTCCATTATACAGTTTCCTTATTAACAGCCTTATTCCTTGTTCTTATATGTTAATATATGTATATAGTATAATAATATAAAGTATAACGACAGGTGATCCCAATTTTTGCTATATAGAAACGTTAAACTCTAAGTCTTATCAACAGTCCTTAACAGAGTGTGGATAACTTAGTGGATAAGGCGGGGATATGTTCCTAGGTCATAAGCCGGTCTACACAGGGGTACTTTCCTAGGTGGGTAGCCGGTCTTCCCTAGGTCGAAGGCCGGTCTGGTAAGCGAGCCGGTCTAGTTTCTAAGCCGTTTTGCACTTACCGTTTGCCAAGCTACCAATCTGTGGCTACATTGCTTTAATGCCAAAAATCAACAGTAGAGCTAAAGGCGCGAACGGTGAACTTGAAGTCGCGGCGATCTTGCAAACCGTCGTAAACCGAGTCGCAATCCAATGTGGCTACGTCGCTCCCACAATTCGTAGAAACGTCGAGCAATGCCAAGTTGGAGGCGAAGACTTGCTTGGCCTTCCGTGGTACTCAATAGAGGTTAAACGCTGTGAACGTGTCGAACTGGATAGGTGGTGGGAACAGACGTGTGTGCAAGCTCGGCGCAAGGCTCCGGGTGCGAACGCTTGGGACGTGCTGGTCAAGGGCGGCTGGAAGCGGGTTGGAGGCGGCGCGGTCGGCACCGGCCAGGGGCTCGGCTCGGCGGGGTCGCCTGCGGAGGCCCAAGGCGGCTCGGCGGGGCTCGGACGAGTCCAGGACGTGCTTCGAGGATACCGTGCGACTCGAGCGGGAAACGAGGGGTTTCCGTTGCCTGTTTGGGGCGTGCCTGGGCTCGATCGGTCCCACGGTGGACCTGTTGTCGATGAGCCTAGGGACTCCGTAGACCATGCCAGAGATCTGTTCCGATACGTTGGGGACCCTATGGGAAAGCCGGTTTCTAGCCCTCTGACAACCCTTGACGAAGCCGCTTCGTGTCCTACACCGTCCGAAGATCCGAACGCCGAAAAACAGGTCCCTAGGGCTAGGGAGCCTGTTTTGATTTGGCGACAGAGTCGAAAACCCTGGAGGGTTAGGTTTGTTGGTAACGTTGCCTGCACTAATGGGTTGAGGCTCAGATCGGAAATTGATCTGAGCCTAGACGTTTGGCTAATGGTTTTGGAGCAGGATTTAGGCGCCCTGCTCAGGGGTTAGCCAATGCGACCGATAATGGTATACGACGATGGGTCAATCTGTCGATGATTTTTGTACGGGAGAATAATTTGCTTGTATCTCCAGCCATTGTAATTAGTGTTACTGGGTGCTAGTAAAATAGCGTTTGGATCAATTTCAACGGCTTTTGAAATCAAACAACGAGTGAGCCCATTCACGCGCTTGAATTGATCCGAGCCACTGCCAATGCATTCCGCACAGTTAATCAATATTGCATTTTTCATTTTAACGTCTTTCGATAGTGGTTAAGCGAAGATCTCACAAACAGGTATAAACACGTCCATACTTTTGGACGTGTTTATATAGTGGATTAGAGCGACTGCGTTTTCATGATTAAACCACATTCCAAGGACCGCCAAAAGCCGAACGATGACGTTTTTTTGTGGGGGAATTCTGCCATTGTCCACGATAGGGAAATTCCGCTTCGTGGTTTGCATCGCGCCAATAGACAATTGTAAAGCCACGCAGCTTGACCACAATTTCGCCGGTGAATTCAGGAAGTCTAGATTTTCCTAGCATAGTGGTTACGCGGCTTATTCTGAGATCGGAACACCTCGGAAGCGGACGTTCCTTTTTTGCGCCTAGGAATGCATCCGCCTGCTCATAGGTGAGGATTTTGGAGGTGTATTGACTGGCCATTATACTCATTCTCCCGTTTTCTGGTTTTTAGCAAAATTTATTCCACAGCGAAACTGTTGGATAGCGTCATAGGTTGTACGTTTTGGCATGTAGCCGTGGGTTATGTTGCGTTCTCCCCCTCCACTATTGCACGTTTGAGCGAGCCTACAACCTCCATACGCGTAGTCGATATGAAAGTTTCCGGGATTGCACGTACTTGTTTCTTTATTGAAATATTCAACAGGGTTTCCCGTTTCTTCATTCAAGATACGGCAAAGATTGCAAAGATCTTTTTCGGTGATTCGTTCTCTGGACATGATATTATTCCTTAATCTGGAGTTTTTCAAGTTTGGCACAAAGGGCGTCGAGGGCTTGGTCCTTCATATCCTCGTAATAGCCATTTTCCATGAAATCCTTTTGGGATTCATAGGAACAACCGCCTACATAGTCGTTACCAAACAACTCATTTTTATAGTAACAACGTACCTCAATACAGCACCATGCGAATTCATTGAATTCCAAATCATTGCGGATCTTATCGCAAATTGCTTTGTCGTCCTGGTTATCTACTGAATAAAAATGCCCCTCTGGACTATCATATTCAGGATGGATGCGAATTTGGTATTCAACCAAACCCTTGATCTTATCCCTAATGTCCATTATCCAACCTCCTCTAGTGTTTTGTGTGAAAGCGCTTGCAACAGGTTGACGCGATCTCTAATCAAGAACAAAATAGCAGTTTGGATGCGAGTATTACGCATTACTGCTAACTCCCAACTCTCGTCTAACTGCTCTAATGTTGTCCTGTTGTTCATAGATTAAGCTGTGAATTCAAACATATGAAAATCGGCAAGTTTTAATTCTTTTACAAGTTTGAATCCCGACAGCTCAGTTTTTGTTTCTGTCGATGTATTAGCAATAGTCCATTTTTGGTCTTGCAAAAGTAAGCAAATTTCTTTTGAATTGATAACAACAGAAACAATAGACAAAGGATTTGTAGAAATGGAAATTGCTTTGCGAATGTTTGCAATTTTACGGGCTCTCGTGTAGAAATTACAAGAAGAAATTTTGTTAACGTCCTCGTCCATTGTGTCAAGCAAAATTTGCCGTAGTTCGTAGGTTTTCATTTTGAAACGCTCCCTGATGTGTAGTGGTTAGGTTTGCGCCCTTTTCACATATAATAGAATAGGAATAAATTCTCAAATATCTACTGTTTGGCGAATTTTCTTAGATGAAAAATTAAATACTATTCACATATTGTACAAGTTGTGGATAACGTGTGAATAGTGTAGATAGATTGTGATTGTGCTTTATTCACATGATATGCACACTTATTAACTAATGTGAATAGATTGTTGATAAGTTATACACATAAGGGTAACACCCCAAATACTGCACAGGGGAGCAGGGGTCGTGCCTCACATCGGGACCTGGAATAAGAAAACGGTTTTATACTTTACTTGTTATTGATAAGCACTAACTCTCCACCTTAGTACCTTAGAAAAGAATAACGCTTTATACTCTACATCCACTATAAATAGTGCTTATACCTACCAGTACACCGCAAAAGAAGTACACAGGCTTTATACCATACTCTGTGTATACCGCTATTCCCACCACAAATAAAAACGGCTCCAGGGTAAACCCCGAAGCCGCTATCGCGTGACCACTCTTCCCGTTTTGTTGTTAGATTCCCAATCAAATTGTGGCCACGCTTCTAAGTTAATAATCCTGTTTGTTGCCAAACTTAATCGGTTCCATGTCGTCTTCGACTAGCTCAAACCATTCTGCGACACGTTCTTTGTCGTCGCCCCAAATCTCGTAGGTAACAGTACCGAACGTGTCTGGTGTAAGACCGATGACAGCTTCGCCAAAGCTGTCATCCCTTGTGGTTTTCGTCGGAGCTTGACTGAAGATTGTGCCTGCGGGGATTACAAGGTCCTTCTTCAACTTGACGCGCTTGTGGTTAGCCATTACAAACCTTCCTTCTCAGGTATTGGATCCCAGGCAACGCAATTATCGTTGCATTCATCACAACGACAAACTATAGTGCTTGCTTGGTACGACAAACAGTTGCTGCAATCTTTGACTTCTTCAGCGTCTGCGGCTTCAGGCTCAAAGCCTTCAAACTTGTGTGAAACGTGCTGGTTCATTCGACCACCGCTGTCTTGAAGCCTTCGAGCGCCATCTTGGCCTCCAGGTCACCGCTGGCCGCTCCAGGGGTTGGGTGCCATGAGCTGAACTGGAGGTTCTGGAAGCGCCGGTACTGCCCACTGTGGCCAATGCCCTTGTCCAGGTCCTGCTCGACCAGGAAGGCTTGGGCGCAGACCTTCTTGTCCACTTCCGAACGCAGGAAGCGGATTTCCACATCCAACGGTGTTGTTGCTATCATGTGCTTTTCTCGCTTCCCATGTGGCTACGAATATCCATCGTGAGCCGTCTGCTAAAAGGTAAGGGTAGATGTTCTCAGGATTGAAAGATAAACACCTGCTTATATGCGGGTGTTGTTTGTAAGCACTGTACTTAGATACATGGCCTACGCACAGTGCGCCAACCGCTTGTTCAGGGTTTGGACTGAACCGAGTCAGGACTGGCACTGAAGAAACTAAGCGTTGGATGCTGTGGATTGCTGTCGCGAACGGCTGTGATGGCTGCAAAGGCCAAGCCGAACAGAACCATTGCGGCCAACAGTTCACTTACCACGCTACCGCGTAGGAGCTTCTTATACTGAAGAACTGTTCGACCGTTCTGGCACTTCTTGGCCTTCTTGCCGCACCCGCAAGGGCAAATCGCGTTGCGCTCGGTGCCTTTGATTGCTGCGAAGCCTTGGGCGCGTTCTGCGTCGGTTTGCTTGAACTTGTCAGCAAGATCTTGCGGAGTTGGTTCGGTGTTCATGCTTTGATTCCGGTGTTGTGCCAGTAGTAGCGGTTGTAGTCTCCGTAGCCGTGTTCTGTTGGCTTTAGTTCGTACCACATGCCGTTGAAAATCTTTCTCATGGTGAAATACCTCTGTTAGAACGAGCACCTTCTTCAAGATTTGCTTGAGGATCTGGAAAGAATGCGTTGAAGTGTTTGTAAGACTTTCCGCCAGAAACAATAAAGTATCCAGCGGAAGTTACGCCAGTGCAAAGGATTTTGGAGTTTGGGTCAATCCCGCAGTCTATTTTTTCGTCGTAAGGTTTTCCGTACCAGCCGATGTAGAGCTTGTTCTTTTCTACAATCAGTGCGTCAATTTGTTTTTCAATTTGCAACGTTTTGTCGCAAAGATCGTCCATTGTGAGAACTGTCGGTTTTGTGCTCATTATTATTCCTCAATACAAAGCGATAGAGTGGTTGACCTTTTCTATACAAGGTTTGATATTCGATAAATGTTGAACATTCTTTCGACGAAACCTTCGAGCAAACCTAAACTGAAGGTAGGCTCGCCAGTCTTTAGAGTTTGCGTAGCAAGGTCTTTCGCGTTTCACAATTTCATCCTTGATTTACGGGGTTGTGTCCAACCACCGGCTGTTGTTTCTGTTGGCTTCAACACTCCGACTAGCCCTTCGGCTTCCATCTCTCGGAGCTTAATCTTCATATCGTAAAAACTAAGCTCAAAGTCGTTAAGATGCAAGGACTTTCTCAACCTGTTAAGAATTTCCAGTGTTGATGGTCCATCATGGCACAAAACTGCAAGAATTTCCTTGCTTAGATCGTACCTACAAATCTTCTTTGGCTGCGGCGGGTCGAAGGAAGTAAGGCGAAATGGCGTTGGGTTCTTCTTCAAGTCCGCAACCTTGCGATCTACGTTCTTGGCCAAGTTGAAAACAAGCTGCACGCGCTCGTAACAGACCTTGTTGTCAACCAGCTTTGTCCTAACTTTGCCTGACATCGCCAAACCGTCAAGGATGTTCTGCAAATTCGGAAGGTGAATTCCTTTGGCCATCAATCGAACCTTTAGCACTTCGCTTGAAGTTGGTTCGTAGTTGATGGCTTCAAGTACGGTTTTGGTGCTCATTTGGCAGGAATCCAGCAAAACGTTGTTTGGAATTCGCTGACGGAAACGTAGCCGTAGCGTCCTTTCATTCCCTTGGCTGTGAAAGTGAGTGTTGGGAAACCGATGGTCGGAAAAGGACCGCCGATATTGCGATCCGGAGCTTTGTAAGGAACAGGATTCTTTCCTTTTCTGATAGCTGCGCAATCCGCACAAGAACAAACCTTAATGGCATGACCATGAACAACTTCGGTTTTGATCTTTCTAAGGGCCATCACACGTCTCCTGTGTTGTTTGTTCGATTGTAGCGTTTTGTAAAACGAAAATTGGCGTCCCGGATTTCGAGAACGCCAAAGTTTTGCGATTGTTTGTCAAGTTTGTTCAGAGCAACAGGCCGACGATCTACAACTGTGGCAACAAGAACAAGCGTGATAAGCTCAAGCTCTTCCATTTCCAACAATGTGTCGATGACCAATTGCGAATGGCAAGGTGCAGGGTCGTTGGCGTACTCAGCACTCCAACTGAAGATGCGTAGCTTGGCTTGGTCGTAGTTCATCCAACTAAAGCGACGGATGCCAAGCATCACTGCGTAGGATGGGTTGTCAACTGTTGTCTGCGTCTTAGCATGGTAACCAAACGAGTGCTCGGCTATCTGCGGTAGTTCTTCACGCAACGGAAAGCCCTCCCTGTGTGATAGGGAGAAACTATGTAAAACTCTTCACGCTGGCAACAAGTATTTGCAGCTAGAGCGAAGTTTGTTCAGGCCCTGCGGAATCTGCTGCAACTTTTCCGGTTAGGTACTTGACCAAGTTGTCACGGTCTTTGTCAAAACTGGAAATCCATCTGCGCTCAACATCAGCAACGCAGGACACGTCGGCCAAGTCGTAATCGGGGCAGTCAGGAGCCACACGGAAGTTCTGAAGCAACGGCTCTCCGCGACCGGACACCGTCTGAGCGAACTTGTCGATGGCGTAGCGAATAAACTCCATGTCTGCCGAGTTACCGCTGGTCAGGGCGGGGAGGATTACGGCGGACAGGTAGGTGGTGATGAGCCAGTCGTTTCCAATCGGGCCTCGGTCAGGCGTTTCGCCGGAGGTGACAAGGTTCAACAGCTTCATGCCGTTGGAGCTGTCCAGGTTGCCATTTGTGGCCGCACCTGCGAAGCCAACCAAAAGAGGATCGTTTGCCGCCATACCGCCATCGGCGTAGCGGCCATCGACATTTCCGAAGTACGTAGGTGCTGCCATCGAACAACGAATTGCGTACCAAACCGGAATGTCTTTGTCTTCAGGGCCAAAGACCTTGAGTTGCTTGGCCTGCATATCCCATGAAGTGATGTAGAGCGGTTTTACCGTCTCCGACATTTTTCGGTCTTTGCAAAAGGCTTTCAGCAGTTGGAGAATTTTCTTGTCGCTGAACCTGGGGCCGCACTTCAAAATCTTGTAACGCCAATTTTTGTCAGCGAAGATTGCTTTTCCGTGGGCATAATGGAAAGCCAGAACATCTTTTCCGGAAAAGCCACAAGCGTAAAGCCCTGTATTGATAGCACCTGCGGAAGTTCCTACGAAGAAGTCGAATAGATCTTGGACCGGCTTCCCTGTGGCATCCTCCAAGTCTGAAACGTAGCGAGCAGGACCAATACCAAGAATGCCACCACCGGCTTGCGTTTGACCGTAGATCATAGCAGTTACTCCTTGTACGACAGTTTTTCGTGGTCAGGATAAATAGGAATAACTTTAGCTCTTGGTGCCAAGGCTTTGTTCTCTTGGGGAATTTCCTCTCGGGGAGCTTCAGAACGACGGTTGCGTTCTTGCAGTTCGTTTTCGAGCTTTTCAATCTTCACACTTTGCGAAACATTTATTTCGCGTGTCTGTAGTGTTGAAGAGAAGAGCCAAACCAAAGCTGGCAATACCAAAACATTAAGAGCACCGACAAAAACCATTCCTGCTTTGACAGTTCCTCTAGCTTCTGAGATTGTTTCTTCGATCCGGATCAGACGGTCGTTCAAATCACAATCGCAGTCGTGTTTGGGATGGTTCATGTCCTGAATATAAGCCGGTGCTCCTAGTATAAAGGTCCGGAGTATATTCAAAACATGGTACTTCCAACTCCGGCATGGGCGGTCGGGGATAAAACGCCCACGAAACAATTACGAAAGCCTGAAACAGGTGGTAAGAGTAGCAAAACTGCAAAAGCGGAAGTCTTCGTAAAAGCTCCTGAAGGTGAGGAAGACGTTGATTACGGCGCGGTTCTTGATGGGGTAATGTTCGTTGAAGTGCCTGACGAAATCCGCGTTTTGTCCCAGGATCAGAATCTTGGCACCCGCGATTTCATACTTCTGACATCAAACGCGCTTCTTGCTCAGTTGCCACAAGACGAGCGTGTTTTGCGAACAACCTTTGTCAAAGAATATCTCTACGACTTCGATCCATTGCTTGCTGCAATTCGTACAGGCTTCTTGAACGTAAGAGCGCCAACAGAACGCTTTTCTCCAGCAATGAACGCTGCGCGTGCTTTGATGGGCGAACCAGTTGTGCAACGGCTTATCAAAGAATGTATGCTGGACATCATTAAGCAAGATGATTCCGAAAATCTTGTGCTTACTGGTTTGATTCGCGAAGCTACCAATCACGGTATTACCGGCAATGCTGCTGCGCGTAACGCTTCCTTCAAAATGCTTTCGGACTTGATTGAAAAAGCTAAGGCTGGTCGCGAAGGTACTGACAGGGTTAAGGGTAATGTTATGCTTATGCCTGTTGATGGAGACAGTTTTGAGTCTTGGGAGAAGAAGGCAATGACATCGCAGAAAGATTTGAGGGATAGTGTCCGTGCATGAGATGGGTGATGTAGGATCGGTCGTAGAGGGCTACCGGATCGTCTGGAAACCCCTGCCAGGGATGCAGGAGCTTGCCTTGACCTGTCCTGCCAACGAGCTGCTGCTGGAGGGCACCCGAGGCCCAGGCAAGTCCGAAATCCAGCTCGCCTGCTTTCGCAAGTACGTCGGCCAGGGCTACGGCTCCCACTGGCGCGGGGTCATCTTCGACCGCGCCTACAAGAACCTTGATGACTTGGTGATTAAGTCCAAGCGTTACTTTTACGCGCTTGGCGACGGTGCTGAGTGGAAAGCGTCCACAAAGGAGTACAAGTGGGTTTGGCCAACCGGCGAAGAACTCTTGTTCCGACAGCTTCGTAACAAGGACGATTACAATAATTTCCACGGCCAAGAATACCCGTTCATTGGCTGGAACGAGCTTACAAAGTATCCAGACGATTCACTCTACGAAGATATGCTTTCCTGTAATCGTTCTTCGTTCATTCCTTTGCCTGGAAGCGGCATTGCGAAGATCCCGCTTCGTACAGTCTCAACGACAAACCCGCTCGGCCCTGGCCACAACTGGGTAAAGTCCAAGTTCATTGATCCTGTGGCCCCAGGTCAGTTGCAAACTTTGTGGAAAACGGTCTTCAATCCGCAAACGCAAAAGCGTGAACCTGTCAAGCGCACAATCTGTCGTTTGTTTTGCTCGTACAAAGAAAACATCTACTTAACGCCTGAGTACATAACGTACTTGGAAAGCATCAAGGACGACAACAAACGTCGAGCTTGGCTTTATGGCGATTGGGATATTACCTCAGGCGGTGCTCTCGATGACGTTTGGAGTTCTGCAAATGTTGTTCCGCGCTTCAAGATACCGTCAACATGGAAAGTGGATCGTTCTTTCGACTGGGGATCAACGCACCCCTTTTCTGTCGGCTGGTGGGCGGAGGCAAACGGGGAAGAGATTACACTTCCTTCTGGTCAACGCTGGGCACCTGTCAAGGGATCAATCTTCCGCATCTACGAATTGTACGGAGCTGAAGACTTAGACGGTGGAATCAATCGCGGTATCCGTGCGCCACCTGCTCTTATCGCTGAAGAAATTGTGAAAATAGAACAACAGCTTCGTGAGCTTGGTTGGATTATCGGAACTGTAAAGCCTGGGCCTGCCGACAATCAAATCCATGACGTTCGCGATCCAGCAACACCTACAATTGGTAAGGAGTTTGAAAAGTACGGAATTACTTGGGCGCGTTCTGATAAGTCGAGAGGTTCGCGTAAAATTGGCCTTGAAGTTATGCGCCAAATGGTCGAAAATGCAAAATCTGGAGAAGCTGCTGCGCTTTATGTAATGCACAATTGTCGAGCTGCGTTAAAGCTATTGCCAACCATTCCAAGAGACGAAGACGATCAAGACGACGTTGATACCCAAAGTCCAGACCATATTTATGATGATACCCGCTATCGGGTGCTCTCCACGGCCTTCCGCCCTGGTATCCTGACCATCAAATAGCCGAGGTCCAAATGGCCACCACCACTGCTGTCGGAGCAAGCTACTCCTCTCAACATCCTGACTACATCGAGCAGTCGAAGAAGTGGATCTTGATTCAAGACGTTTTGAAAGGCGAGCTGGCGGTTAAGGCCAAGACAATTAAATACCTGCCTTTGGAGAATAGCGACAATAGCGCAGATACAACCGAGTTTGGCAAAAGATATGCGCTGTATCTTGAAAAGGCAAAGTTCTACAACGCGACTGCACGAACTCTTTCCGGTTTTGTTGGTCAGGTTTTCAACAAGCAAGCTACCCAGGAATTTCCAGAAAAAGTAAAGTATTTGCAAGACGATCCTTGCGGTACCGGAATCACTTTGGAGCAGTTAGCAAAAGGCACTCTGGCAAACACCGTTTCTTACGGTCGTTGCGGACTTTGGGTTGACTTTCCCGAAACCGGCGGTTCTTACACCGCTGCTGAAGTCAAGGAAAAAGCCATTCGTCCTGTCATCACGCGCTACGAGCCTTTGAATATCTTGAATTGGAGAACGACAAAACTGGGAGCGAAGACGCTTCTTTCGCTTGTCGTTTTGCGCGAAAAGGTTCTCGTTGAAGACAACGAGTTTGAATCGCGTTACGAAGACCAATTTCGCGTATTGCGTTTGACCGACGGTGTTTACACTGTTCAGATTTACAAGCCTTGGCTTTCCGATAGTGTTTGGCAAAAAGTTGTAACGCCTACGGATAACGCTGGAAAGCCTTTCGAGGAAATTCCTTTCGTCTTCATCGGCATCCAAACCAATGATTTTGTTGTTGATGAAGCTCCGCTTTACGACATGGCGTCCTTGAACATCGCCCACTACCGCAACAGCGCCGACTACGAGGAAGCCTGTTTCATGGTTGGCCAGCCGATGATATGGTACTCCGGCCTGGACGAGGCTTGGGTCAGGGACGTGATGAAGGGCACCGTCCGGCTCGGCTCCCGTGGAGGCATCCCTTTGCCCTCTGGCGGGGCTGCTGGCCTGCTCCAGGTAGCTTCCAATACCATGTGCAAGGAGGCGATGGACCAGAAGGAATCGCAAATGATCGCGCTCGGTGCGCGGATTGTTCGAGAATCCAATGTTGCTAAGACTGCAACCGAAGTGAATAGCGACAAGGTGTCTGAAGTATCGACGCTTGCTGCTGGTGCTAGAAGCACTTCGTCTGGACTTAGGAACGCTTTTGCTTTCTGCCAAAAGTTTGCAGGAACAAACGTCGAAATTAAATATGAACTTGCAACTGATTTCGACATGACTCGCATGACTTCGCAAGAATTGCTTGCGATTGTTACCGCTTGGCAGGCTGGTTTGATCGTTACCGAATCGGTTTACGACATCTTCACCCGCGCAGGCTACGTCACCATGCCGCTCAAGGACGCCCAAGCCAAGGGCCTTGCAATGAATCCTCCTGTGGCCACAGACAAACCGGCTGCGCCAACTGATAACAGGGCTACGCCAAAACCTGCAAGTTCAGTGTAGATTGTTATTGACCAAGAGGGGGTTACTTCACATGGCTATCAAGCACACAATTGCAAAACTCGAAGACGTGGACGAAGGGATTCGTTCCCACTACAAGGTCGTTGACGCTGCCGATCCCAGCAAGGGATTTGTCGTGGACCTTGATGGCGCTCCGCAACAGGAAGATGTTGGCGGATTGAAGCGTGCTTTGGAGCGTTTGCGAATCGAAAAAGCGGAAGCCATCGAAGCTCTCAAGTCCAAGGGCGGAACGACCGAGGAACTTGAATCCCTTCGCAAATCGCACGAAACGATTGTGAAAGAGCTGAAGCTCAAGATCGACCAAACCGAAGGGCAGGCTCGTTCTGCCTTCAAGGAAAAGACCGTCAGCGAACTTGCTGCTGAACTTGGCGGAGAAAATGCAGCGTTGTGGGTTCCCCACATTGAATCTCGCCTTGTCATCGAAGCTCCAGACGGAACCAATCTCATTCGAGTTCTTGGCAAAGATCGCAAGGCTTCGGCTTTGTCTTTGGAAGACTTGAAAACTGAACTCAAAAGCGACAAACTTTTCGCCCCGATTCTCCAGGCTGGGCGAGCTTCCGGTAGTGGTACTCCCGGCGGTGGATCTTCCAACGGCGGTGCTGGTGGTGGAGCTGGTGAAAAAGCAAAACTTCCAGTGAACGCGACTCCGGCTCAAAAAGTCGAATGGCTTCGTTCGCAAAACACTCCCGGCTACACTCCGGAATAAGGAAAGGCGTCTCTCATGGCTTGGCCTGCTTCTGCCCCTTCGTGGGACATTCTCAACAAGTTGATGTACGGTTCGTACCGTCAGTTTTTGGCGTACAACGCAAATCTGTTCAACACCAATACCCGCGGCGGTTTGCTTCTCTCGTCCGGTCCTGACATCCAGGGCGATTTCGAGAAGATGTCGTTCTTCAAGACCCTCTCCGGAATGGTCAAGGATCGTGACATCACCGCAGACACGGATCTTTCCGTTCTGCGCTTTGAAATGGACAACCTTGCAAAGGTCAAGTACGCCAAGGGCACCCCGCAGGTGGAAATCATCCCGCATCAGTGGGATTGGATTCTGAAGTCGCCCGAGGAAGGCATGGCGATGCTTGGCGAGCAGCTTGCCGAGCAGACCTTGGCCGACAACCTTGCAACGGCTGTCGCGGCCCTGGTTGCGGCCAACACCAACGTCGGCGCAACGCTGGTTTACGACGGAACTGCTAATACTCCTACGCTGTCCGACCTGACCGACACCGCGCAACTTTGGGGCGACCGTTCCAACAACATCGCTTGCTGGGTCATGCACTCCAAGAGTTTCACAGACTTGCAGAAGGCAGGTCTTCTGAATGCTCAGAATCTGTTCACCTACGGCAACGTGAACTTCATGGCCGACCAGACCGGACGACCCTTCATCGTCTCCGATCTTCCTGGCTTGATCTACACCTCGACAGGCACCAAGTACCACATCCTGGGGCTTTCCCCTGGCGCGGTCAAGATCGAGGCTGGCCAGGAGTTCCGTTCGCTGTTCCAGGAAACGGGCGGCAAGGAGAACATCAAATCCTTCTGGCAGGCGCAGTGGACCAACAACATCGAGCTGAAGGGCTTCGGTTGGAATACCTCCGTCGTTCGCCCGACCACGGCGCAACTCGGCACCGGCACCAACTGGGTTAAAAAGGCCACTTCCGTCAAGGATTGCGGAGCAGTCATCGGCAACTTCCAGTAAACCGCCTCGCCCTCACAGCGGTCGTCTGGGCTGGGAGACTCTGGAAACGGAGTCTCCCTTCTATATTTGGTGTTACGACTTAGGAGGTCATGATGCCTACTCTTCACAGCGAAAACCCTGTCCCAAGTAACGGAAGCGTGGTTGCAGTTACTCGCTTATGTTATTTGCTTTCCATGACCTTGTCAGGCGTTGGTGCAATTCGCGCAGTCGTGCAACTTGTTGGAGACGAGGATGGCAGTTCGTCCGGACCCATCGGAGATCCGATTGTCGTAAGCGGAACAACTACCGTTACCGCAACAAGCACTTTCAATGCTGAAGCTGGTGTAGTTTACCTTCAGCTAATCACGATTAGCGATAACTGCAAGTTCACAGCAACAATGACTGCGCTCGGTCCTATTGTTGAAACTTACCTCGGCTCCCCCTCCAACCCGTACCCCACGTTCGCCAATCTCCTGGCGGCGTATGCGGCTAATCTACCGGCTCCTAATCAGCGCGTCTGGGCCGGTGGCGTGGAGTACGAGTGGATCGGGACTGTGAGCGCGGGGACGGCAGCGGATTGGGTAGAGGTGCTGGTAACTCCTATTATTGATACAAGTAAAATCCGAATGGATGTCACGATATACGATATCCAGAACGATCTCTGGCCTAGAGAAAACCTCCCACAGGTCGATGTAGAGGCATTGGTGCCGCCTTCGGCAGGCCCCTCCG